AGTTATTTTTCAACCATGGCATTAGTTAACGCTAATAAGTTTGATAAAAATTTAAACGGCGTATTACCAGGATACCAATATTTAAGAACAACAGCATTTCAATTTGATGCAACTAAGTTTGGCATTTGGTTGCGTGATGTATATTGTAAAGGCCGTCTAACACATATACAAGCAGAAGTACAAGATGTACAAACTGGAGAAACTGGAGTCGAACATCTAATACTAGCTGATGGTACTAAAGTTACTGCTGATTTGTTTATCGATTGCACAGGATTTAAGAGCTTGTTATTAGATAAAGCACTTAATGTTCCGTTTGAAAGTTACGCAGATATGTTGCCTAATAATAAAGCCTGGGCAACAAAAATAGAATACACAGATAAAGAAAAACAACTTGTAGTGTATACTAACTGTACCGCATTATCTAACGGTTGGATGTGGGAAATTCCTTTATGGAGCCGTATGGGATCAGGATATGTTTATAGTGACAAGTACATTTCAGATGAAGCTGCTAAAACAGAATTTATTGAAAAATTAAAATCCAAAGGATACGAAACTGAAGGATTAGAATTTAAAAATATTACAATGCGTACAGGCATTCATGAAAGAGTCTGGGAAAAGAATGTGTGTGCTATTGGATTAAGTGCTGGATTTATTGAACCATTAGAGTCTAATGGGTTGTACACAGTACACAAATTTTTAATGCATCTTGTAAGAGCTCTTAGCAGAGGACAATCTAGTAGGTTCGAACGTGATGGATTTAACCTAGCATGTAAAGCTGAATTTAGACAATTTGCTGAATTTGTAGCCATGCATTATGCACTAAGCGTAAGAGATGATACAGATTATTGGAGAGATAACCTGGAACGTGTTTACGATCCTACACTCAGCGAACCAAAGGCTGTAGCAATCCCAGGAGTTAAAACATATTCTATGGAAAGATATCAACGATTCCAATTTAATCCAGAAGGCGGTTTTCATTGTATTGCTGCAGGTATGAATTATAACCCTTGCGATATGTCAACGCTATCAGCTTATAATTTCTTATATGATTTGATAGATGCCAAACAGTATTTTAGCAAGCAAGTAGAGGCTGTAGGTAAACATACAGCAACATGGAATGAAGCTGTTAAAGACTATCCTAGTATAATAGAATACTTGAAAGAAAATATTTACAAAAACTGATCAAGATCTAACCCAAATTTATTAATGTATTGAATCATTAATTCTTTTGGGTGAGTAAAATAATGATCAGTTTCTAATTGATTTCTAAGCCACTTGTGCCAATCATCGGACGTCTGTAATTTAGCGATTGCAGACGTTTTTGTTTTATTCCAAAAGTCAGTTTCTAGTCGATTAGCACCTGCGTAAGCAATAGCAGTTACATCTTGATGTTGATTCATCATTTGTTGATGATATGTGTTAATCATTTTATGATAACGCCAATTAAATTCAACATTTCCAAAATCTTCAGAAATAATTCTACTAATATTCAAATAATAGTGCAAAGGTATTGCACCTGCTGGCTCAAAGAAAAATAAATTATTACCAAGAAATAACACACGCTCGTCAATAGCTTTAACTCTTAGATATTGATTCCATGAAAAACTACGACATTTATCTAACGTGTCGTCATCGAGATTTTTTAACCGTTTAAAATCTTCTCTGGCTTCTTCATATGTAGTAATTTCGTTATTGTACAAATATCCCCATGCTTTTCTTGATGTAAGGGGAACTCCAAACATCCAACCATTATCGTGTATTTGAGCTGTAGTATAATATTCGTTGTATTGTTTCCATTCAGGCCAGATAATAACAGAGTTAACAGCTGCAAACGAAGGTTTAACTAACACACCTGTTTTAAATAATTCAGGGTTAGCAAATCCTGTACAGTCCACTACTAAATCAAATACTTCGGAGCCAGATTCTGTTGTTACTTCGCCTGTGGTTTTGTTTGTTTTGATTATTGTATCATGTTGTTCTTTAAAGAAAGGATATTTTTCTTTTAAGCGACCCATGACAAATTCGCTAAGTTTTGTACTGTTTAGGTGTATACCAAATTGTCTATCATATAGTATAGAAAAATCATTGCTAGCTTGACTCCAGAAATGTTTAACTCCGGTACGTAATGTACCATCTAATTTTTCTAAATCTTCAGATACTTCAAAATCTAAACAATCTTGTAGTGCAGATAATATTGCTGGACTAGCGGTTTCGCCCACTTGTATAGTAGATATACTAGGATCATGAATACAAGTAATTTCAACAGGCTTAGAAATAAACCTGCAAGCAATCATACTAAAAATACAACTAGCGGTACCGGCACCTAATACAGCAATTTTCATATTATCTCTCAAATTCTATATTAAAACTAACAGCAACTCTATGACCTTCCTCTGTCATAGTTTGCACACCATGTTCTGCCCAACTAGGAAAAAGCATTAGTCTTCCTTCTTTAGGAGGGTAATAAACTCTGCTAACCAAATGCTTAAAACAATAAGAATTAGTCAAAGTCTTCACAGGAGTATCGAAAAAGATTTTACCATTCTCGTTAACCGATTTAAAATAGTATACACCTGATAAATCAGCATCTCCGTGACAGTGAGTATGTGCAAAGTCACCTTTTTGATAAAAACTCATCCAGGATGCGGCAATTTTATATTTCTTTTTACCTGGAAATTCTATTTCTTTTAAATATTCTTGTATGTGACGATCTAATTCGTCTCTGAAAGCATCGAGATGATAATCTTCTATTAAGTTTTTTTCAAACTTAATATCACTTAATAAATGGCTATTCCAATCCGGCATATATTGAAATGTCCTATCATTGATTAGTGTTTTAAAGACAGAGTCGAACTCTTCTTGTACAGTAGTAAATGTGTCACCTGTTATATCTCCATAATATATAGGTGTTGGAAACCAAAGTTCAACCATAATTCCTCTCAAATATAATATTAAAACTCACGCTAATACGTTCGTGGTCAGTTGTGTTAGTAGTTACGCCATGAGGTAACCATCCTGGGAATAATAGTAACTTACCCACTTCAGGTTTCCAAGATGCTCTACTATCTATATGCGAAAAGCAATAGGAATTTTCCAAATACTTACTAGGATTTTCAAAGAAAATACTACCATCATTGCCGTTAGTTTGGAAGTAATAAACTCCAGAAAGGTCACTACTTCCGTGTGTATGAATGTGTGCGTAGTCTTTTTTAGTACTTAGTGTCATCCAGCTGCCAAATATCTTATATTTAAAATTTTCTTCTTTTTTAGCAACTGGACTATTAATTAAATTTAAATAATTGAAAATATGCTCGTCTAGTTCTTGTTGAAATAAAGTTAAATTATGTTCTTCAAACAAGTTTTTTGTAAAAGTAACGTCACTAGTTTTATGACTGTTCCAGTCTTCGCGATATGTAAAAGTGCCATTTGCTTTTAATATATCAACGACCCGCTGAAAGTCTTGTTGTATACCATTAAAATTTTTTTGGCTTACCCAATTAATATATAATGGAACAGGAAACCAGGGTTCGACAGGAAAATAATTATTGTGGTTTAACATTTAAATCAAAATTAAGAATACATCTTTTGCCACTAACAGGTTTTCCACTAGAATGAAATCTAGTACCACTGAAAATAGCAACTCTTCCTTTTTTAGGAGTTATACGTTGAAGCTCGGTGTATTGATATGTATTAACTTCAGTAACAAGCACATCATCGACCATTTCGTTATAGATAACAGTATCGCCTTGTGAATCATTTACATAATACAAACATACTAGGTGTGGAATATTCATGTCCACATGCGGCCAATTGGGTTCGTTATTAAGTGATGGCAACTGTGTAAAACTTCTTGCCAAATATACATCGGTAACTGTGTAACCAATTTTATCTATAGCTGTAAACACCATGGGCATCATAAATCGATAAAGATTACTAATGATGCCGTGGTCGTTTTTTAACACATGACTTAGTCCAAAGTTTTTACTAGGAAGATCTTTAAATCCTAGTGTAACATCGTCTAACATATACCAAGGAGTGTTTGAATCTCCTAATAATGTTGTTTCAATATCATCTTGATATTGTTTACAAATAAAATCATCTAATACTATAATATCTTTAATCATTTAAAATCCTAAAGGGCAACGTTTTTTATTTTCATAAAATTTCTTAATATTTTTATAAGAATTGGAATAAGTTCCGAATCTACTATTGTAAATTTTTTTTACATGTTCTGTTTCGACTAAATGATTTTTAAAGATAATTTCATCATCAGTTATTGGTATAATTTGGTACATAGGAGTACCGGCTTCAATGTCAATTCGACTGTTTTTAGCAAGGAACATATTGACATTAGTGGAATTTTGATATTTAAAATCCATAACGCCTGGCAGAATTGTATACTGATTCCACTGATTTACAGTATTCCAAGTCATCGGTTGAAATACATATTTGTAATATTCCGATTGAACAAGGAACCAAGGGCTAATCATTTTTAAATGTAATACATCATTAAATGCTGGGCCTGTTTGCCAATCTGGATGATAATCCGATAATGGTAATTCTTTGTTATAATGTTGTTTGGCAAATGAATATCTATAACCTTCTTGTGTAGTTTCGATAGCAATACTTGACCATAAAGGTAATACTACTCCTCGTTGATATAAATTCATCAACCCGACACATCGTTTTATAGTAGGAGTATCAACAGCCAACCCATTTTTATCAGGAACAGTTTGATAGTTGGGCATTTTTAACCACCACTCTGGATAGTAATCTGCAGCCGGAGTGATAGCATGATATTTGTAAGCACTAGGATCGTCGGTAAAACAGTCTACAGTTCTTTGACGACGTTTAAAAAAGAAACTAATCATACGTAGTTAAACCACCCCGTTGTTATATATTTTTCTTGACTGGGGGAAGGAATTCCTCGATGTGTTAGTGTCCAGTCTACAGGCCATATTAGTGTAAGGCCTTTCTCTGGTTTTATCCTAATCTTTTGGTGGAAAAACTCTGTTTCTCCTTGGTCACTAACATCATTTAAATACGTCATAAATGCCAAATGTCTTGTGACTAGCGGCATTATGGTACTACTGCGTTCAGTGTGCCAGCCATAAAAGCCGCCACCGGGTTTGTAGTATTGAATGTTAAATGGTTGGATCACTCCCCATTTGGCATATTCATTACAATAAGGGTATTTGGCAATATATTGTTGTGCAACTTGATTAAGATGTTTAAAATAACGTTGACCAATAGTGGACTTCCATTCAACATACACATCAGTACTGTCTTTACCGTTTAAATCGACTTTGGCATAATTTTGTCCAAATGTTCCTGGAACTTGATTTGGGCTATTTTTAAAAAAATCAATAACTTCGTCGCATATACTTGTATCTTCAAGATACCAACCTGCAATAAAATTATCTAATGAATTAACTGAATGTTCTTTCATATTAAATCCACTAGATCAAATACTGTTTGTAATTTTGTGCGAATAGTTTTTGAACTAAAACTATTGCGTAATCCTTGATGTAAGGGTTTTGGAGCGCGATCTACAGTAGCCCATGCCCACCCTTGATGTTCATCGCTTAGATATGGTACAAATTCTTCTTCAATAACACACAAGTAGGTGTGAAAATTAAACACTTTATCATTGCTGACAAATGTTTCAAGTGGAATTGTTTTGATTATTTCTGGACACGGGCCAATTTCTTCGTTGATTTCTCTTTGAAGACCTTGCCATGGAGTTTCGCCAGTGATATTAGTACCGCCGACTAAGCCCCAAGACCCTTCGTGCTTGCCGTGTGCTTTTTGTAATAGTAAAAAACGTCGTGTAGATTTAGCGTAAAATAACGCACCACTACAAATTATCGGTTCTTTTACAGTACTATTTTCCAATTAGCAGCCTCGTATACACCCTCGAATGACTTAACCCAGGAAACACCGTTCCATAAGTATTGTATTCCAGTATATATATTAGTCTGCCACACCATGATGCTTGATTCCTGGCTAGCATTAAAAATTACATGCCATGCAGAACCATCGTATTCTATAATATCGTTAGCTTTTGCTACTAATGCACCCCAAGCTACTGTAGTATTATTTACAGCGCCAATATCCTCAATTATAAGGAATCTAGTACCAACAGCAATAGATGAAATAGTACCGTGTTTGTTAGGATCGCTTGGATCATAAGTTTGTGGATTTATGATAGCATCAAATGTGCCTGGGCTGTTGGGTCTATATTGTGTTGAATTTGTATTGTAACCTGCAGCAGGTTCTATATTGCCTTGACTGTCTATGCCTGTGTTAGCTGTTAGAGTGTCTGGATTCCAATTAACTTGTAGTATAGTTTCATCTAAACTGTTAATAGCAAACGTTCCTACAATCATACTACCGTTAGGTTGTGTTAGATACAGTTGACTAGACCCAGCTACATATTTGTTAGGAGTTTGGCTGAATAATATATTCCAATTAATAGGAGTTCCTTGTCGAACTGGAATATCTAAAGTGCCGCCGCCAACACTAACCACGCTTTCATTTGCACCAATTAAAATAGCTTGTCCATTGTAAACTTCTAGACGATAATCTTGCGGAGTATTAATAGCCAAACTTAAAATATCAGTAAATGTAGTTGTAGCCGCCATTGGATCTTGACCTAATCCGTCAATATAAGTATCGCTAGTACTACTTGAATTGTACATGCTTGTAACAATTTTAGTAATAACGCCCAAGTGCTTGACTTTAACTGGAGGATTAATCCATATAGGAGTATCTAATGTTAGTGTAGCAATATCAATTGGTGTGTCATTACCCACTGGGACAGTTCTACTATCCCAGTTGATATCGTTTAGATTTAATACAGTTAAACTGGTCCAGTCAATATAGTTGTCTGTGGTTTGTAGTTCTAAACTAGGATTAAACAAAACTAAAATTTGTTCAAGTATTTGTAATTTTTGATCAGTGTTAGCACTCCAAATATCGCACTTCATAGTTAGTTTAAACGGAGTAGGCATCAATCGTTCAATGCTATAGTTGCGTCCTTGCCCAGTTGTATAAGCATTTGTATTAGGATCAATATCACGTTCACGGATATTAACAGTACCTACGTAAGTTTGATCACTTAATCGATCTCTATCTAATGCCAAAGAACTTACATAGACGCTTATT